ACGGGCTTCATGCCGTTGATGACCCAGCTCACCGCATCCAGACGCACGCCCTTTGGCCGGTACTTGCTGCGCTTCCTCATTTGCTGGCGGCCTTCACGTAGTCGCTGGCCTCGCTGTGGCCTCGCTGCACCATGTCCGGGCGCACGATCTCCAGCGGCAGGCCAGCCAGCACCGCCACCTTGCGGGCATGTTGCGACGGGATGCGACGATCCCACTTGGCAACCGACTGCACCGACACGCCCAGTGCCTTGGCTACCGCGCCGCGCCCGCCTGCCAGCGCCAGCACGCCCTCGACGGTGAAGCCCACCGGTTCATCAGGATTACTCATTTTTTTGGTCATCGCCGTGATTTGAGATTGAGAAAAACTCAATGTTATACAAGAAACGCTGTATTGCCAAGGCTGAGTATTTCTCTATACTGACCAAACGCATGAAAATTACTGAACGAGCGACCGAAGGAGCGAACTATGAAACCCTTGCTTGCCCAGCGCCTGCGTGCTGCACGTCAGGCGATCACCCCCGAAATCACGCAACGTGACGTGGCCAAACACCTGAATCTGTCGCCCTCTGCCATCAACCTGGGGGAAGCTGGCAAGACCGAGCCTTCCGCCTCCGCCCTGGCCGAACTGTCGCGCTGGTATCACGTCAGTTGTGACTGGCTGCTGGGCGTAGACAGCGGCAAGCAGGCCGCCATTGGCAACAAGCCAGAAGCCCCGATCCATACTGTTCCTGTCGTTCCGCCCTCTGCAATGGCCCGCTGGCACTGGGATGTCGTGGCGGAATTGCTGCAAACCGCCGTTGCGTATCCGCCACAAACGGCAGCGGCCATGCTGGTATCGAGTGACGCCCTCACCAGCACCTGCCCCGACTGGGTGCTATGCCGTTATCAGCAAGGCCCATGTGCCCGAACCAGGGCAAATCGTGCTGGCCATCATCAGTAANGCCAGCGAACCCGTGTTGCGCAAGTACGTGCGNGAAGGCGGCGATGATNTGCTGGTCGCCGACGACACGCGNTTCCCCACGTACCGCATGGATGANGGCGTGCGCATCGTCGGTTTGGTGACNGAAATCACCGTCCGCAAGACCCTGATNTGATTCGCCAGACTCAACANAGCAAAAATTTTTTTCGTCTTTCTGGTTGAGTTTTTCTCAATGCCATGTATGATTGAGTTTCCCTTAACCAACGAAGGAGCGAAAGTGAAGAAATTTCTGACCGACTTCCTGTACTACCTGCGCATCTTCCGGCACATGCCCATGAAGATGCGTGTTCGCACGGCGTGGCGCAATGCGGGGATGACGCTATGAGCCAGACCATCGAACAACTGTGTGCCGACTGGCTGAAAGCCAAGCAGGCCGAACAAAAGGCCAACGCCGAACGCATCGCCATCGAGGATCAGATCATCAGCCTCACCGGCAAGCGTGACGAAGGCGCAAAGACCGTGGATGCCACCGGCTTCAAGATCACCGTCACCGGCAAGATCAGCCGCAAGATGGACTGGAAAGCCTGGGAGACGATCAAGGCCCAGATTCCCGCCGACATGCACCCCGTCAAGTTCAAGCCNGAACTGGATGAGAAGGGCGTCAAGTGGTTGGCCGACAACCAGCCCGACATCTACAAGCTGCTGCCCATCACCGTGGCCCCCGCCAAGACCGCCGTCGAGGTCAAGCCCGTGGAGGTCGCAGCATGAGCGCCGTCACAAATCAGTCGATCGACATGCGCATCGACACCGTGACTTACCACCGGCTGCCCGGTACGACCACCACCATCTGCGCCATCAAGATGGTCAATGGCTTCACGGTGCTGGGCCAGTCGGCTTGCGTCAATCCCGCTGACTTCGATCAGGAACTGGGCGAGAGCCTGGCCCATGACGATGCCCGCGAAAAGCTCTGGCCGCTGGAGGGCTACTTGGCTGCCGAGCGCCGTTATCAGGAATCCATCAAGGAGGAAGCATGAGAGCCACCAAAGCCAAGGCGCTACGTCGCGCCGTGGGATTCAAGCCGAGCGCCCCTCGGGAGTTTTCGCACGACCGTATGATTGAGAAAACCTCAATCGTCAATGGCCGCCCAACACGCTACGTTGTCACCGGCACCGTGACNNCCGCTGGAGCACGTCGCCAGTACCAGGCTGTCAAGCGCCGCCGTGGCATGGCCGACATCGTTCTGGGGGCTGGCCGTGTTTGATACCAACAAGACAGGCGGCCCCGCCTTCCCCAGCATGGAAGTGCGCACCGCAGACACTGGCGATCTGGTCGCTAATGCCTCGCAGGGCATGACCATCCGCGACTACTTCGCCTGCCACGCCATGACCGGCCTGCTGGCCATGCAATCCAGTCCGCACCTGGGCGGCGCCTGCCGCAATGCCGCGTACTACGACCATGGTCGCGCCGATCTGATGGCCAAAGAGGCATACACCATCGCTGACGAAATGATGAAAGCGAGGGCCGAGTAATGGCACGCGCAACCATCTTCATCGAGGACAACGAGGACGGCACATTGCAGGTTGGCGCCGACTTCGGCGAAGCCGTCGACGACACCAGCCAAGCCCACGGCATGGCCATGGTGTTGCTGGAGTCCGTCCTGAAAAACGCCAAGAACTACCAGACCATCGAGGACACCGCCCCCGAAGTCAATGTAGAGCCGTCCCGCATCATCACTACAACCACCGACTGAACGAAGGAGCAAACGAAATGGCATTCGACCTATCCAGCATCACACGCGGCAAACGCCTGCGTGCCCCCAAGATTGTCGTCTATGGCCCGCCCAAGATTGGCAAGAGCACCTTTGCTGCCAGCGCCCCCAACGCTGTCGGCATCATCACCGAAGAAGGCTTGGACAACATCGACGTGGCGGCCTTCCCGGTCGCCAAGACCTACGAGGATGTGCTTGCCGCCATCGCCACCCTGGCCAACGATGCGCACGAGTTCAACAGCGTGTTCGTCGATTCGCTGGACTGGCTGGAGCCGCTGATTCTCGGGAAGATCTGCCGCGAGAACGGCGTGGACAACATCGAGAAGATTGGCTACGGCAAGGGCTACATCATGGCCGATGACCTGTGGCGCAAGTTCTTCGACCAGATGGACGGCCTGCGCAACAACCGGGGCATGACCATTGTGTGCATTGCGCACGAGCAGATCAACAAGGTGCGCAACCCCACTTTGTCCGAGGACTACGATGCCTACAGCTTGAAGCTGAACAAGCGGGCTGTGGCCATTATCAGCGAGTGGGCCGACATCATCGGCTTCGCCTCGCACGAGGTCATGGTTCGTTCCGTGGAATCCGGTTTCAACCAGAAGGAAACCAAAGCCATCACGACGGGCGCACGCAAGCTGCACGTCAATCCGCACCCGGCCTATGTCGCGGGCAACCGCTACGGAATGGCCGATACGTCGCTGTCGTGGGCGGCGTTCCAGCAGGGGCTGTCTGCCGCAATGACGGCGCCCACACTCACGACCTGATGATTGAGATTTCCTCAACTTTTCACCAACTGCCATAACGAAAGGATCGAACGATGGCCAATCTCGCAGGCTTTGACGCCTCCCAAGTACCCGAGCAACAAGAGTTCTCCGCGCTGCCCGAAGGGCAATACGTGGTGATCGCCACCGCTTCCGAAATGAAGCCCACCAAGTCAGGCACCGGCCAGTTCTTGCAATTCACCTTTGAAGTGCTGGACGGCCCGCAGAAGGGGCGCAAGCTCTGGGCACGCCTGAACCTTGTCAATCCGAACCAGACCGCCGTGGATATTGCACAGCGCGAACTGGGCGCCATCTGCCGCGCTGTGAATGTCATCAAGCCCAGCGATTCGGCTGAACTGCACAACAAGCCGATGCTCATCACCGTGGCTGTCGAGATCGACGACCGCAAGCGCGAGAGCAACATCATCAAGAAGTACGAGCCGGTATCCGCTGGCGCTGGTGCGCCTGCCGCTGCTGCGCAGACTGCTTCCGGTGGCGCCCCGTGGTCTGGCCAAGCTGCCCCCGCCGCTGCCCCGGCTGCCGCTGCTGGCACCCCCCCTTGGGCACGCTAACCCAACAAGGCTGAAAGCGAATGCCGGCGCACTTGGGGTTCCCGGTGCTGGCCATCCGGTGCAGCGAGTAGGCCGCCAACTTCCATAGGAGATTGACGTGCAACAACCATTCAACCCGGCCTCTGTGCCGATCAACTACACCCTGAATTTCCAGCAGGTCAATCTGCTGCTGGAAGGACTGGGCAAGCTGCCGCATGAGCGCGTGGAGCAGCTTTACACCGCCATGCGCAGCGTGGCCTTGCAAGCCTTGCAGGACGCCGAGCAGGCACACAACAAGGAAGCCGCACGCGAAGCCGAAGCCGAGCGCGTTCGTGCTTTGCCCCCGGAAGCAGCGGAGGGCACAGCATGAGCACCCAGACCCGCATCTATCTGGTGACGGACACCGAATCCGGCAAGAAGCGCCTGGTTCGCGCCAGCAACCAGCCGCAAGCCGTGCGCCATGCCGCCCGCAACAAGTTCTCCGTGGAAGTGGCCGGTCAAGACGACCTCGTTTCCTTGGTGGCCACTGGCTGCCCGGTCGAGGAAGCCGGCGCCGACGAGCAACCCGAAGCGCAGGAGGCCCAGCAATGAACCGCTACCTCGGAACCAAGCTCATCAACGCCAAGCCCATGAACCGCGCAGAGTACAACGCGCTGCGTGGCTGGGCTGT